GGTTACTTATTCAGGCATTTGGAATGGGTCTTTCGGTTCTGCTACTTGGTGTGCCGATCCTGCTTGGGCGTTATGGGATTTGATGACAAATACAAGATACGGGGCATCCATTCCAGAATCTTCTTTGGATAAATGGGATTTTTACACCTGCTCGAAATATTGTAATGAGCTTGTACCGAATGGAAAGGGAGGAACGGAACCACGCTTTTCTTTGAATTTATATATGCACTCAAGGGCTGAAATCTTCGACGCAATTAATGAGCTTTCTTCTGCCTTTAGGGGTATTAGTTATTACGGAGCTGGATCGTTAGTTTTAAATCAAGATAGTCCTTCTGATAGTCAATATGTTTTAAGTCCTTCCAATGTTGTTGAAGGTATGTTCACATATAGTGGATCTTCACAAAAAACAAGGCATACAACAGCCACAGTTGCTTGGCAAGATTATGATTTGCTTGGAGAAGTTCAACACGAATATGTAGAAGATGCTGATGGCATTAGTAGATATGGAATTATCAATAAAACAACAAAGGCCGTTGGTTGTTACTCACAAGGCCAAGCGCACAGATTTGGCGAATGGTTATTACTAAGCGAGCAAAATTTAACTGAAACCGTCACTTTTAGCGTTGCTTTAGATAGTGGAATTGTCCTCTCGCCGGGGATGGTTGTTGATATTGCCGACCCTGTTAAAAGCGGGAAAAGAAGAGGCGGTAGGATTTCTTCTGTTACTTCGACAACTGTTTTCAATGCTGATAGTGATACAGATTTCAGCTCAATTGATTTAGCAAATGACCCTGTTTGTTCTGTTCTTTTACCTTCTGGCTTAATAGAAAAGAAAGATGTCCAGTCGATTAGTGGAACACAAATAACTCTTACAAGTGCATTATCAGAAACGCCTCAAGTTCAAGGAGTATGGTCAATAAAAACAGATGATATTGAATATCAACAATTCAGGGTTTTACAAGTTTCAGAAGGTAGTAATGGAATTTATTCTGTTAATGCAATTGTTTATAACAGTAGTATTTATGACGCTGTAGATCGAGATCAAGATATTTCCGTCCCTGATATTAGTAATTTAAGTGCAATACCTGAAGCTGTGGCAAACGTTTCTGGTGTAGAACATTTATATCAAGATGGGCAAAGTATCAAAACAGCGTTTGAATTGGATTGGTCTTCTTCGGCTGGAACGACTTTATATAAAGTCAATTATCAATTAAATAATAATAACTGGATTTCTACAACAACAACTTCTTCTTCTTTGCGTATAGAAAGTTTAAAAGTAGGAACATTAAAAACAGAAATTCAAGCAACAAACCA